CTGATTTGATTGAATCACGATTTTATACTGAAAAAAGTACTAGAAACATATATCTTTTGTGAATTTAAGAAATTTCCATTTGACTGTATTTCAGCCATAAAAAAGTATGGATATCATGTCTATACATACAGCGAATTGAAAGAAAAGAATCCAGAAGTATATGAATTATGTGCTTCCTGTTCTGACGAGGCATACACTGAACCATTTAGCAGGACAGTTGCTTACAATGAGGAAAAGCCATTAGATAGGATTATCTTCTCACTGGCCCATGAGTTGGGGCATATAGTGCTTGAGCATCCGTACAAGGCAGACTATTATGAGAAAGAGGCCAATTGTTTTGCAAGCTACGTATTGGCTCCCAGTATGGTAATCCATTATTGCCATTGTGAAAGCGCTTGGGATGTGCATAGACATTTCGGATTGTCGGACGAAGCTGCTCATAATGCCTTTGCCGCTTACCGCAGATGGTATCGCAGAGCCACACATAAAATGTATCCGGTTGATTGGGAAATGTATAGCTACTTTTATAAATCCGAGTCTAAAAAGTTTATTTGTGCTGAGACCGAATGTTTCTACTGTGGACGAACTTTTTATAACCGACCTGGTGACTGTATCTGTCCTATATGCGATGCTAAGGCCAGTCAGGAACCATATCCATTTAATGATTTGCTGTCACCAACGAGAATAATTCTGGATTCTTTGAGGGCACAGTCATTGTAATAGTATATACATTGAGGAGGTTTCGTTATGGGACTTAAAGATTTGATGAAAAGCGCCGCCGATGGTGCAACGGGTTTGGTAAAGAATGAATTAGCAAAGAAGGATTCAGAAAGACAGCTGGCTACCAGAAGACAAAGCCAGGTCAGCGCGTTCATCACTGTTAAAAATGGGCCTGCTGGCATGAACGGATCCTGCACCATCCGACAACGCCAGGAAGACGGCTTGGTTTATTTTGGAGTTGATGAAAATAGACTTTATGAATTGCTAGATTATTCTTGGGACGGACCTCTTTATGGCTCCATGACGAATACACAAACCACCGGAATCAGTAGCAGTCAGACAGTCAAAAAAGGAAAGGCCGGAAAAATGACAGCGGGGGCTGTCGTAGGTACTTTATTGATGCCTGGAATCGGAACCGCAGTAGGGGCAGCAATCGGTGCCGGAAGTAAAGGTAAATCTACTACACAGGGAAATATGTCATCTAACTCCAGGCAAATGACACAGCATATTGAGCAAGCCGGAACCGCGGTTTTGAAACTTCGGCGCATTGATGATGGAATGACATTTCCTATTTCCATAGCCTGCACTACTGAAATAGATGCTCAAATAAGGTGTTTCCAAATCAAAGAAGAACAATCAGTTGCCGAAGTATCTAAAAATACCACAGATGCCCTCAAGGGAATTAAAGCTCTGAAAGAATTATTGGATATGGGAGCCATATCCGAAGAAGAGTTTGAAACTAAGAAAAAACAGTTATTAAATTCATAATATGAAAAAGCCCCTGTGCTGGTAACACAGAAGCTTTTCACATAGATTTCTCTTGCCGGACTGCTCCGGAAGATATCATCAGTTCTGAACAATCTGATTATATCATTCCTGGAGCGTCCTGGCAAGAGGGCGTATTTTTTATACCCAAATTTTGTTGCGATATCGCAACAGCACAAGGAGGAATGGTATATGGGACAACTACGCACAAGGAAACGCGGCTCCACTTGGGAATGGTCCTTTGAAGGGGCTAAAATCAACGGTAAGCGCAACCCAATCAGTCAGGGAGGATACCGTACCAAGGCCGAGGCCATCACTGCCGGCACCCAAGCTAAGGCGGAATATGACTCTGCTGGCCGCAGGTTTACCCCTTCGGACATCAGCGTATCTGATTATCTGGATTATTGGTATGATAATTATGTCAAAACCAATCTCAGCTACAATACACAAAAGGATTATGAAAAGAAAATCCGTGTGCATCTAAAACCGGCATTCGGAAAATACCGGCTGGCATCATTGGAGACCGATATTATCCAAAAATGGATTGACGGAATGAAGCGTCAAGGCTATTCCAGGAGCATGGTTAAAAATACCTTATCCTGCCTGTCTGGTGCCCTGGGATATGCGGTATATCCCTGTAAATACATCAAGTACAACCCCTGTGATTATGCCAGAATACCGAAGATAGTTATGTCTGATGAGGCCAAGGCACACACAGAATATATCTGTGTCAAAGAGGACTTTGCGGCCATCATTGAGCGTTTTGGGCCGGACAGTAATTTTTACATACCGCTCATGACCGGATACCATTGTGGCACGCGCCTGGGAGAGGCTTACGGCATTGACTTGCTGCATGACGTAGATTTCGAGCGCCACACCATAACCATCCAGCACCAGCTTGCCAATGAGGGCGGAAAGTGGTATTACCGGCCGCCAAAATATGATTCTGTCCGGACTATAAAAATACTCCCGGAATATGAAAAAGTTCTGAAAACAGAAATCCATAACCGCAAAAAGAACATGCTCCGGTACGGCCAGTACTTTACAAAGACGTATCAAATGGACGATGGCTTAATCTTTCAGGCTCCTTCCAACGTCAAAATTGTTGGCAAGGAAATAATGCCAATAAGCGCCAAAGAAAACGGCGAGCTGTTGACGCCATACTCTTTCAAGTACTGTGCCAAGGTCATTCATGAAGAATTGGGAAATCCTCTGTTCCACAGTCATTGCCTACGTCATACTCACGGCACGTTGTTGGCGGAAAATGGCGCCCAGCCCAAGACCGTCATGGAGCGTCTGGGCCACAAGGACATCAAGACCACCATGGACCGTTATGTGTTTAACACGGAAAAAATGCAGAACGATGCCATTGTAATCCTGGCAGATGCTATATCATAGCAACCTTGCCTACCACTCAAAAAAGCGTAGGCAAGAGGTAGGCAGGGCAACCAATAAAGATGTCAGATAGTCCGTCAATCCTTGATTTTGCGTGATAGTTCCACGACGGTTTCGACATTCCCCGTTTGTTAACACATAAAAACATACTAACATATTTTTGCACATAGTACCATAAAACAACCTTTATTTAAAGGGAATAAAGAGAAATACTTTCACATATTGGCACACACAAACCTATACTATCATTTACCAAAACTTGTACAGGGTAGGCAAATTGTAGTCACTGCCTACCAAATAGGCGGGCCCGATTCATCCAGTACCACTCAATGATAATAAAAACATTGACCAAAACTGTTACTAAAATTATGAACCCTTGTAATATCTAGCCAACCAATCAAGAATGTGGTAAACTAACTAACAGGCGTCAAGAAATAAATGCATATACTATTTTGACAGAGTTATTAGGAGGTTAAAGTTGAACAGCAATAAAAACATTGATATTAAAAAGACCACATTTTTGGAATGGTTTTTAATAGGGGGCCTGATGACGCTTTTTCTCATCAAAATCTATCCTGTCTATTTTGCTGTAGATGATGATATTTTAACCTATACAATTGTTCGTCATGGTGATTTGTTTCGTTGGGCGGTCCATCTTACAAAGTCGGGAAGAATTACACAGTTCATGAGTACCCTGATGTTAGGTATTCCTATGATGGCAGACCAGCTGTGGATTTATAAATTGTTTTCTTATGGTACCATACTGTTTGATGTATATGTATTGTATCGACTTGTTAGTGATTTCATCGATAAAGACATTGCAAAGACTGTCATAACACTTTTTTGGGGATTAGCTGTTATATCTAATTGGCACAGCCTCTTTCTTGCATATGTTTTTTCGCACCAGATTATTATTGGATTAATTCTATGCTCTATTTATTTTTATTTGCAATATCTACAAAAACCTCAATGTAAGAAAAAGTTATTATGGAGCAGCATATTCTATATGTTCAGTATAATAATTTATGAAAGTGCTGTTGCATACATTTTACTGTTTGTGATAATAAGCCTTTTTTATGAAAAAAATATGAAGAGAGCATTACTCTCTATGTCCTATCACATCAGTGTGGTTCTAGTATTTTTATTTGTCTATTTTGCTTGGAGGAAAATATATCCTATCACTTATGATGGTGCTTCTTTTTTCTTTGGCGACCCTGTAGGAAGCATTTGGTGTCTTTTTATGTATTCTATCGCAGCATTTCCCTTGATACCGATGCTCTATACCATATACAATGGTGAACTCATCACTTTCTTCCTACAAGCTTCCTATGATATATATTTAATCGCAGGATTAACCACTTTTCTTTTTGGGTATTTTATCAAAAGAATTATTTGGAAAGGTAAATATTTAAAGATTATAATCATTAGTATTATGGGTATGTTCTTACCCAATTTACCATTGTGTGTTACCAGCAAATATATCAATTGGTGTAATGAAAAGACCTTCGGATATTTAACAAGCTTTTACTCCTGGTTTTTCATGGTATTGGCAGGTGTATTATGTGCAGTTTGGATATGTTCTCTTTTTCATTATAAAAGAACAATCCGAATGTTCTTATGCAGTTGCGTATTTGCCATTTCGTTGGCTACCGGAGCGTTTAACTCGGGAATTGGAAATATGCTAAAGGTACAGACAGAACGATACATTGCCTTCAACAATCTGATGAGCTCTGGTGCGATACAAAATTTCGATGATGGGACTAACATTTATATGCCTGAATACCATTGTATTAATAATTCTGAAGAATATATGCAGTACTATGCAAAACTTTATACAGACAAAGACTTGTTTTTCACAAATGATTACGAACAACTGGATTTCGGGCATCCGGTTGTGGAATTCCGATATAATCCAGGCGAAGGTTGTGTGGAATATAACTATTTGACTCGTTAAACTCACGATGTTATTAAATCCATGCTACATCATAATAATCCACTGCGGCAGAAAAATTCTGTCGCTTGTATTTTTACCACTCAAACACATACCTTCTATTCACCATATCGTACTCCTCCGCAATCCGCAGCGCTCCCCTGGCATCCGTAATCATGCACTTGCCCTCGTCGCTGCCCTTGACTGGACAGAGTAAAAATGCCTCACCGGCAGGGTCCACCTGGTAGCCGGTCAGCATGTAGCCCTCGCTGTCAAACAGATACCAGCCGCAGGTACCGTCCGTGGCCTCCCGGAGCCAGTACCAGCCATTGGCCGCATAGCTGCCGTCTGTAAACTGATACCGCCAGCGCTGGCCGTCTGCGGCCGGCTGAAAGCCCTGGGTGTATGTCACTGGGACCGGGGTATAGTCGATGTCGCAGAGCTTGAGGGCCTTCTGCCAGGGTGTGGCGGTCACTCTGGACTTGATAGTCCCGTAGTTGATGCCCTTGGCCTCAATACACCAACCATCACCTATGTATACCCCGATGTGGCCTGGCTTCCAGAGCGCCCAGCCGACCATGGACTCGTCCAGATGGCCAATACTCACGCGCTTTGCTGCTGTGTCGTGGTAGTTGTAACTGCCGCGGATGCGCCCAGTGTACCAGCTGATGAGGCCGGAACAGTCCGTGCAGCGCTGGCCTATGTATCTGGCCGCCTTGGCTTTGTAGGTGGATGTGTATGTGCCTGGGTTCTCCCGGGCGAGGCGGTCCAGGATGGCCTGGGTAAGGACCTCGCCCTTGGCGCCGTAGACGTAAGGGGTGCCCAGCTTGTCCTTGCAGTGCTGAATTAATCCTGTTGCTGTTTTACTCATAGTGTTTTCCTCCAATCAAAAAAATAAGGCCCAGGGGCATCCCTGAGCCATGAAAAGTTGTGACTTCACAAGTTGCGATATCGCAACTACTCTATTTTCTGTGATTTGCCCTTTAACGCTTCAATGGCATTCACTATTACATCGGATTTCACGATACCCATGAGTCCGGCATTCTCCACGATAGACAATGACTCATTTGCGATAAATCCATATGTGGCTGCCAGCATAATATAATCTACTCCCAAGGCCACATCAAGCTGATGAGCTACCGCCAGAAGGCACACCATCATAAATTTTTTGCACAACCCTTTAAGCATGGCGTTTGAACTGGCAGCACCGCTCTCTGATTTTGGTGACTTTTTAAACACCACTGCCACTAAGAATCCCGCCAACAGGTCCAGACCCATAAGTATGAGCACGATACTCAATGTCGGGGTCCAGCCGCCAAAAAGCTTTACTCCCGCCGCTGCGGCCATACCTGCAATGGCGCATATAATATCTTTCTTCATTTTCATATACCTCACCTACTCTGTAATTAGCTCTTCACATTCCAGATCAACCAGTACCTGGCGCACCTGGTCCTTAATTTTATCCGGGACCTGCCCGAATGTCTTCCTCCCCTTTACAATCAGGGTTGCATAAATGATTGCCATGGTATCTACCTCCTTCCTCAATAATAAAAAGAGCAGCAGTCTAAGCATTAAGTACCGCCTCGACTTCCGCCCTTAACTTCTCCGGGACCTGTTCAATCGTTTTCTTGCCCTTGTGAATAAGGTCCGCATATACAATTGCCATATAGTCTGCCATTCTTTACACCTCCATTCCCTCGTAAATTTCTGTCAGGGCCAGCTGGGTATTGGTTATCTCTTCGGCCAATGCCAGATTGGCCTCATACTGTTCTGTGAGCGCCAACTGTGCCTCTGTAAGCTGGTCACCCAGACTTACCACCTGTCCCTGCAGACGTCCAATATCGGACTCAGGCAGATACGCAAAGACAGGCTGTGGATTGCTGGCATCTGTCACATTAATATGGTCCAGCTGTGCACCATCTGGAATATCCACCCACATACAGGTAAGGCCCTGTGGTAATTCCTCCGCCCCGTGTACAATGGTCCAGATACGGCCTGTACTGTCATAAATCACCAATGTTCTCATAAATCTTGTTTCTCCTTTCTATGCTGGTCTACCTAAGATAATTCGGTGAATAGCCGCATTACATCCAGTGCTATAACCGTTTGTTCCTATAAAAATCATTGCCTGTCTTGATACACTATATATATCAAGGGCGATTTCATAAGTACTACCATTGATTGAATATCTATTACCGCTGGATACTTCCCAGTCCCCATACCCTCCGCCGGCTCTAATCACCCCAACGCTTAAGGGTGCCGAATCAGTCGAATAACGGACAAATAGTTTTCCATAACCGCTAAGAGAAACGGGAGAGGTAAAGTATACGCCTTTAGCGCTTGGCTGGAGTTCATTTGTTGCAAAAGATATAGTACTGCCAACATTTACATAATTTGTATACTGTCCATTAAAACGTGTTCCAGAAACATTCCCATCCAAAAATATATTATAGTCCCCATCTACCCATCCTTGAAATGTACCGGCGCGTCCAAAAATTGACACCCCTTTTCTAATATTCCAAGGCTGTAAATTTCCATCGCCAAAGATTGTCTGGTTTCCGGTCAGATACTGGTTGGCGGCTATTACCTGGTCATAGTTCTGCCCGTAGTAGGTTGCAGCCCCTTTTTCAGCCATAGTTCCCTTCTGAGCATTTCCATCGGTATCCACATACGTCTTGCCTTTACGTACATCTGCTGACACAATCGTAATTAAGTCAAGGTCCGCCCCTCCATCTCCCCCCATCATCAACGGTATATGTGCCATTTTACATTACTCCTTTCAAGCCAAGCGTAATATTGACAGTCGGTTTTACAGTGGCCCTCACCGTCACGCTACCAGATCCAGTCTCAATGTCATAGATGTAGCTTACCGCCTTATTTATAGCCTTCTGTTCCTGGCGGGTACAACCGCTGGGATACACGATGCCCACGCCAGGTACATCATTGGCCGTTATCCCTTCTATGGAAATAACCTGTTCATAAGGAGCTGAACTTCCGGTCCACCCTGCGGCGGTGAGTATAATGTTGCTGCAACCCTGAATACGGTTTACCTCCTCCCCTATCTGTTGCAACTGTAAACCACCAAAAGCATCCCCTCGCTGCGTATAGGGCGTTATATCCTCGATATATTTACCGCTGCCATCCGGTGCATCAGTAATGCTATACAATCGGTGTTCTCCTTCAAAAATGTCGTCTTTCCAATCAGTTTTCAAAATCTTTCACCTCCAAGTGTAAATGTCAGCCTCTTTCGACCATTAATTTGTCCTATCAAATTGTTGTATATCAACAAACATGCTGATTCAATTCGATTAAACTCCTTGTAATCTGGCGTGGGTTGATTCGGATAATAGGTTTGCTGACTGCCAACTGGAAACGGGTATGTATTGGCACATATGGCCGCCAAATTCGCCTCAATGGCATTTATTTCATCCGCATAGACATAGTCTGCATAACCCTTTTCCTCCCCCATCGAAACCAACGTATAAGCCTTATAGACCTCTAAGGATGATTCCTTTAGATAAGCAATATTTCCTATCCAACGGTTATAATCTTCTATGTTGACATTATCTGTATGTTTCCAGTCTGTTTTAGGTGTCTTCCAGGACATATAATTATCACTCCTCTTTTTAATTACGCGGTCCGTTTCCACATGTAGCATGTCATATAAGGCTGTAATATAGACTGAGCTGACGAAAGGTTAGCACCAGTATTCCCATGGTTATGCCCCCAATTGCTTCCCGTATATGATATGCTTCCCCACATTGTGTTCTGCCCTCCTCTATCCGTTGTCTGGAACCCCCTATGCGTATCATTAGCAGAAAAACCCTGACCAGAAGCCGAATTATTCTCATTATGAGTGGTTACTCCTACATGAGAATGAGAAGGCATTTCTTCAGTAGTTAACGCATGGTTTGCAGTCGCATGTGTATGGTTTAGGTTTATAGTCTTACTGCCACCAGGTTTTTCCACCACATTAAATTCTGCTTGAGATGTATCCACACACACCAAGGTTCGTCCTGGTGCAAAAAGTGTCCAGGAACCCCCGAAATACTCCGATGGATTTGTGGGATTAATAGACATGTAAATTGAACCGACTGGGTATATAGTGTTTATCAGGCCCGCCCTTGACAATCCTCTCTGCCCCTTCCCTTCATAACTCGCATTCTCTTCTCTGGCCAACTTATCCCTCCTGTCCCACAGCCCGTCTTGCTTTGACCGTACCAGACAATGAGCCGCCGTTAAAGTTTAGTTTGTGCTCACATATCTGTATCTGTAGTCCTTCCACATATTTATTCTCTAAGAACAGGATGTCTCCAGCATCCAGCCTTGGTTCTCCACGATAAGTAATATCATATTCAATATTATTCCTGAAATAATTTCCCAACCAGTCCGCCTGCAGCTGCGCCAGTGACTCCTCGCTTATGAGTGGGTTGCTCCACTCCTCCACGGTCCCAGTCGTGTTGATGACCTTGGAATACAACTTGCTGGTCACCGCATAAGCTTTACCATCTACCACAAACTCATACTCCCCGACTAAGCCAGATACATCCACAGTCGCATAATAGTTGCTGCTACCTGTAATAGTAAGAAGCACCCCACCAGCCGCCGCCGATATATCATAGGATGCTTCTGTAAAATAAAAGGTATAGGAGTTGTAGCCTGTCACATCCAACGTTTCCTGAAAGATATTCTTGACCTCATCTGTCTCACTATAGATATTCCGTACTATATCCACCCGGCCAACTTTCTCCTCCTGCCGTCCAACTGGTGTCTTGGTCATAACACGGTAATCCATGTTATAGTCCGTCACATCCCCGAATACCACGGAATCCACAAATACGCGACTGTTTGGCTGACCTTGGGTAAACTCAAACTCTATTGTATCAAACTGAGAAAACTCATGCTTTATCATGTTCTCAACACCAAAAGGTCCCGGAACTGCATAGCTCTCCTGCAGTGTCCCTTCAAAGTAGGTATGGATGGTTACACCATGGGCTGGGTTGCTGGAAAAATTAAGACACAGACTGTAGTAGACCATGGCTGCCTCCAAAATGATGGTTAACCTTGGGTTGCCCTGGAAGTTCCCGGCTGCATCCGCAACCTGTGCAGATACAAACCCGGCCGCCAGATACTGCCCGGACCGCGGCAGGAGGTACATGGTCCCGTCTACCCTCCAATGGTCCCTTGACATGGTTGCGTACTCATACTTGGTGGCGCTGTTGACCACGGACGGGAGGTTACTCCATGGTGTGGCATCCTCTGACTGTACAATCATGCGTTCCGGGGATATGACCGTCACGAAGGCTGCCTGGATACGAATGATTCCCTTGCGGTCCTGGTACAGTCTGCACCGGCCGGCATTGGCTATAATCTGCAGGCATTCCTTATGAGTCACACATGGCAACGGGTTGTATACGGTGACCTTTCTCAGGTACTCATCCAATTCATAGGCCCTTTCATCCAACCCTGCATCTTTAAAGACATCTAACGCCAGGTCATACAGCGTAATACCTTCTGACCGGTATAGGCCCCGATAATATACGTCACTTAGGTCATCTATCTTATCCTTACTGTTAAAACTCATCATGGTATCATCTGCTTCCCAATCAGACAGATAGGTAACACAGCCGTCCATCCATATGGTTTTCCCGTCCCGGACATCATAGCCATAACGGACCGTAACTTCCTGGCCCACCTCCAGATAATGAATAACGCTGGCTTTGTTCTCCACATCAAACATGCGGTTGTAGTTCTCAATCTGCAAGGAAAAATCTACCGTTGATAACTCTCCAGCCACTGGGCTGATGTATTCTGTCTTTATGGCCTTCTGGATTTTCTTATTCTCAAAGCTGATGCCGATTCCCATAAGGATTTTGTATATTCGCAGCCGCCCCTGGCCATTGACCATCCTGGTGGGCGTAATTATCAGATACTCAGTCCCATCAAATATATCGTCCATGGTCCAATAGCTTAAGGTATTTCCGGTGTATTCCACAGTCTTAGTACCATTACTGACTGTAAAATCCACCGGGTAATTCCTGCCCCAGTTGACGGTCAGTCCACGGATATCATAGGCCGCCCCAAACTTTAAACAGACGGGTCCCAGTAAATCCTTTGAAATGACACCGTTATTATACAGGTAATCCGCAGAATCTGTCCGCGGTGGAAATACCATGGAGCCATCCGCCTTAAACCAGTTATGCTCCATGGTGACATACTCCAGTTCCACTTCGTAATTGTCCAGGAGCCGGGTAAAATTAGACAGGTAGCTGTATTCGGCGCCATGCTCCGGCACCACAGTCGAATCCTTTTGGGCTACCTGATTAATAATACCAATCGTGACTACCATATAGGATTGGTTACGGGGTACTGAATCCATTGACTGCCTATATTCCTTCGATGCCTTTTGCATTACTCAATCACCCCACAATCTACGATGTTTACTTTACAGTTCTGATATAAGGTTGGAAGTCCGTCCGCATCAAACGCAATCGGCTCCGCTGTCCGGTTCCCAGGATACATCTTAAGAGTCATCCAATCATTATTAACCATATCCGGTATCCGGGCTATGACCACAAACTTCTCAAACTCCTTCAACATATCAGACCAGGTCTTTGCGTCCAACTGTTTCCACTGAAGGCTGTCAAACTTGTACTGGTCCCGCCCTACCTTTTGTCCAACGAACTCCCCCAAGGCATTCTTGCCCTGGGATACATTCGTAGCCACGGTTAGCTTCCCACCCACATCAGGGCCCGGGAACGTTCGACCATTGATTGTGATTATCGCCATGTATAAAAACCGCCTCCTTATGTGCTGCCAAATGAATAACCACTGCGCTTATCCAGCTCCACCAGCTTCTTCCTGATTTCCCGGATGTCAATGTTAACCGTCAGGTCCATCCGTTCAATCAGGTCGATGATATTTCTTAGCAGTTCCACCATCATGCCCAGATAATACTCACTCATTCCACCATTACTCTGCTGGGACGCCAAGGCCACCGCCCGGTCCACCATGGCCTGCATCTTATCCTCAGGCGCTACAATCTCGCCATAGTGCCTGTTATCACCTATCATGGCCAGCTGCGGGGTGTTGGCGCGGACAAAACCGCCTTGGGCCAGACGCGGAAGATGGATGTTTGGTATATTCGGGATAAAATCAGCGCCGATGCCTGGTACCTTATCCGCCACCTCATTTACGGCGTCTATCATGGCATTAATTGCATCAATAACCCTGTTGGCCATGCTTTCTACACCATTGATAATCATGTTGATGATACCCTTTATATCTGCCCAGATACCGTCCCAGGTTTCTTTTGTCTTTGTTCTCACCGTATCCCAGACCCCGGCAATAGCATCTTTCATGGCCGTGAACTTCTCATCCACTGCAGTCTTGATTGTATCCCACAGATTTGATACGAATTCCTTAATGGATTCCCATATTTCTGATGTCTTACTCTTGACATTCTCCCAGGCCGTGCTGATGGATGTCTTGATAGCATTGAATAATGTATTGGCCAGAGACTTAAGCCAATTCCAAAGAGTATTCAAGAGTGTCTTGATTCCGTTCCAGATGGTACTGGTTGCTCCAGATATAGCAGTCCACGCCAGGTTAACAACGTTTTGGATGAATGTTACAGCACCAGATACAAGTTCCTTCAAGGCTTCCCAAATACCGGAGAATATTTCCTTGATTCCTTCCCAGGCAAGACTCCAGTCACCAGTAAACACACCAACAACGAAGTCAATTACACCGCCAAGTGCTGTGAGCAATCCTTCTATGATACCCGAAACGGATTCCCAGAAACCAAAGAATGTATCAATGGCGGCTTGTAGGCATGAAGCTATGACCGGTGCCACATTGGACATAAACCATTCAATGAATGGCTGTAGAGCTCCGGTCCATAATTTTGTGACCGCATCTGCTACTTTTCCACCAAATTCCAAGAATTTATCAATCAGCGAGCTGAGATACTGGTCTTTAAATTCCACAAACCGCGTTGACAAATTCTGTAATACCGGAAGGATATGGGCATTGTACAGATTAAGCCACAAAGTACCAATTTCCGTAAACCCTTGTCTGAAAGTTGCCAGCATGGGGGCTACATGCTCATCATATGTGGTACCTATCTTTTCAAAAGTTTCCGCAGCTAAATCTTTGATTGTAGAAAAAACAGGTTCAACCGCGCTGAATGTATCTTCCAGGGTTGTCCTGATGTAATCCGCATTTTCGATGAAGGGAGCCGTAATTGTATCCAATACATCCGCCGCAAAAGTCCCTGCTAGTTCCGTACCACCCATGAAGGCTTCGGAAAATATCCCAATAATATCGGCATTAATCTGCTTTGCACTGTCACTGCGAAGGGACGAAAAAACCGTTGACCACGCTTTTGCTACTTTACCTTCTATTTCAGCAATACGTGAGCCAATGTCAAACATGGCAACGATATATTCCTTTATACGGTCTTTATTCTGCTGTAAAAACAGGCTGATTCCACCCAACAGATTATCCGCAATGGATGCCCCTATACTGACGACAGAACCTGCTATCTTGCCCAGATTGATGGCCAGGATATTGGCAAACCGGTTGGCGGCCTGCTGCACCTCCGGAGATGTGAATATCTCCGTCAGGCTATCCTTGATGCTCTGGATGGATTCCTTCATGCTATCCAGAACGCTGGTATCACCAAAACCAATCTTAAACCCGGCTAAAAATATGCCCTTTAGCTGGGTCGCTCTATCTAATAATCCTTGATATTTGCTGTCTACCTCATCAATAAGCGAGGTATCAAGCTCACCCATATCGAACTCATCCGCAGAATACCCACCATCAGTTCCACCTCCGGAACCACCGCCTCCGGAATCAGTATCAGGATTAATGATATTAAGCTCATCAATGCCTGTGCTGACACTTTTCATGTCTTTAGCGGCCTTCTTAGCAGCCCCGCCGGCTCCCCCTGCAGCTGCTCCCGCCTTATCGGCTGACTGGGCCATCGCATCCATACCGGCCGTGGCTGCAGATGCACCTCCCCCGCCCTTCTTCCCGGTTACCATCTCCGTGAATGCCTTGAAGGCATTGGCCAGGCTCATCAGCTTACTGATGATGCGGTTGATTACCTGGATGACCGGTGTCAGTACATTAATGAGTCCTTGTCCGATTGTGGCTTTAAGGCTGTCAAACTGCAGCTTCAGGACACGCACCTGGTTTGCCCAGCCATCCGCCGTCCGGATGAAGTCCCCGGATGCCAGGGACAGCTGGTCCTGCACAAACTTATACCGCAGCGCCACCTTCTCAGCCTCAGACATCTTTGCCGTCACCTTACCATAGCCATTGGCCAGGGCATAGCTGTCAAGGGCGCTCTGGGTCATGACAATGCCAAGGTCCTTAAGAGTCTCTGTTTCACCCGTGAACACGGATTTCAGCTTTGTATAGGCCTCGTCCTGGCTAATGTTGTAGAAGGACGCCACGTCCCCAGCCAGACCAGTCAAGGTCGTGGACATCTCATAGGCTGCTTGTTCACCAAAACCGAATGCTTTAGCCATTGCGCCGAAGGTGCCAGTAAACCTCTTAGCCATGGTCTCGGACAGGCCAAAGGAAGTTATGGCGTTCTTGGCAAAGTCGTCCACCTGTTTGGACATACGTGGGAACGTGACATCCACCACATTCTGGACTTCCGCCAGGTCGGACCCCAATTCAATACACTGTGCGCCGAAGTCTATGATTTTCTTTACTGCAAACGCCGCCGCCAGAGCAGCTCCCGCCTTTTTAGCCAGCCCCTGTATTCCGGCCATCTGCTGTTTAAATTGATTCTGGTTGACCACAAGGTCAAGGCCAATCTGGCCTACGCTGTTAGCTGCCATACATATCACCTGCCTTTTAATTCAAAAGCAGGCTCTGGCTCGCTACTCCTTTGGTGCGGCTCTAGGCTCTGTCATTTTTATATCCAACCTGTTTATGGTTTTACATCTGGGACATTTAATTTCCCCTTTAACGTATTCCGCCAGGAGAAGGGTCTGTCCACATCTTACACATCTTATTTTCTCAATCTTAACCACCTCCGCACATAGCCGCAAACATCTTCTCCAGGCCGGCCATTTCCTTCTCGAAGGTTTTCTCATCCATCTCTTTCATTTCCCGGTTACGCCAGTCATCATATATCCGGCGCTGGTCCTTTGTATAATTCTTGATGATATCCTTATCCGTTTCGGACCGGATGGCTACCACACGGCCTAATGCAGTCTCTGGGGACAGGCCGGCAATCAGTGCCTTGAATTCGTCCCAGGAGACTGTTTCAAATTCTTTCGTTCGTATACGCAACCCGTACTGCGACAGGAAGCTGGAGACTATCAGGTCCCAGTCCTCAAACATATCGTAGTACGGGTCACTGCTCTCCCCCGGCAGGTTCCTCCATGCCGGAAATGAGCTGGACCGCTTCCTGCACTACAATAATCAAGTCATTGAATCCCAGTTTCATCCTCTCTATCTCTTTCTTGGACTTTTCTGGGAACATCATGTCGTAGGCCTCCAGAATTTCCTGTGCACCAGGGTCATTAGCCGACATCAGTCCCATGACCTTAAGCATGGTCGGGGCATCCGCATTCACTTCTATGGCCTTTCCCTTGATTACCAGGGATGGATTCCCTTCAAAACTCAATTTATCTGTGATATCAACTTTCCTTGCCATTCGTTATTCCTCCTTATGCTCCTGGTGTGGGTGCCGGTGTAAATGTCGGGGCGCCATATCCCGTCACTTCAAATTCCAGGGTGTCAATGTTGGTTGTATCACCGCCGCCCGGAGTGGTCACATTCACAACCACGTCACAGGCCAGCTTTGCGCCGGATACCATGGTCCACTCAAACTTCGTCATGACGTCCTGTCCGAACTTCCAGGCCAGGCCGGCAATATAGTCATTGGCCGGGTCACCTACTGACCTCTTTCCTTTGAAGGAAAATCCCAGCTTCTTTCCTGTCATGGCTGCTTTTGCCCAGCCCTTCGCATCCATGGCATACCATTCCTCTACGGTACCGTCAATGGACGGAGCGAAATTCTCCAAATCTAACGGTACAGCCATATTCTCCTCTGTGCTTTCAAGGCCTTTTATGCCAAACTTAAACACATTGTTATGCACCGGATAAACTCTTCCTGCTGCATCTGCCATATCTCATTCCTCACTTTCTCTGATACACAAAATCCAGCCATATCACATATTCATATACACCTTTTTCATCCGTTCCCACGTCAACCGGTTCCGGTACCTGGAGGATGATACAATTAATGGGTGTACCCCCTATGGACAGGCTGGATACGTTTTTAAGTTTCTCATACAGCTCATAGGCGGCCCGCTCTGATGCCTGTACATCCCTGTCCCAATGGACCAGCAGGGAGATGCGCCGGATGTCGTAGCTGCTATAATCATGTCCCCCCAGGGCCATCACGGGAGGACCGCTGCCCTGCCGGTGATATACACCAATGGAATGGTCCTTCTTGCTATTCAGCTTCCCGATATAGACATTCCTGTCAGCCGTAATTCCCAGGCCTCCTATGTATCCCCGGATGTCATCCAAGGTCAGCATCATACACCACCTACTTTCTTGTAAAACCGCTTAAATGCATTCCTGGCAAAATCCTGGCTTACTCCACCAGGTAACCACGGTTCGTACCATTCACCGCCAGCAAACGGGTTCTCATCCGTCTGGAAATTGTATTCCGGATGAAAATACAGACGCCGCGCATAGGGCGTGTTTACCACCAGCGTTGCTTTCCCTTGACCACATTCTTTGTAATCCGCAAAAAAGCTGTCTTCCTCCAGGTGGCCTGTGTCAAAAGGCATCACCTGGGCCTGGACAACCTCCGTGTGTAGTGCCTCCGCTGTCATCTCCAAGGCAGTCACTGCCGCCTGTGTCAACTGTTTAATCCGCGGGAAATTCATCTTCACAGTTGATTTAACCTGCATCAGACCACCTCCAACTGACAATAGTTAACCGTCCCGTCCGGGTTTCTGGCCTTCATCCCCTGCTCTATCCTCCGTTCTTCCCCGAATATTGTAACGGTACCCCCGCTTAAGGTTGGGAAGTCCGGGGCAATGTCCCCAGGAAACAAGACCGTACCGGTTATCTGCACCAGCTTCTTTTCTGTGGTCAGAATGGTCTTGGCCCGGTCCTGGAAGTTGCATTTCAATTCCAGGTCCAGCGCCTTCTCCGGTTGTCCGTGGTTGTCGGTGTCCTCAGATTCCAGATGGACGTGGATATCGGTCTTGCAGAGCCGTTTTGGAACTAAGCATGGATATTTCATGGTTCACCTCGCTAACCGGCAGCACAAGCCTGTCTGGGACAGCAGGGCATACACATCACGCTTCATAGCCACGCCCTTGTCTGTAAATACGTTCCAGCTGCTGCCAAACTGTGCCGACACCCCGTTGATGCTGTAGCCCTGCAGGATGGTGTTAATCTCGTCTGCGTTCTCCCATTCAAAGTCCGCCTGCTGGCAGACCACTTCTTGGATAACATCTTGCTGGAAGGCTGTCAGATTAGAAAATCCCCGGCCCACAATACGGTTGTAGGTCAGGGAATCAATGTGCCGGCCGGCCTGCTTAAGGGCCTTGTCCAGCTCGTCCATGGGGATTACATCTCCCTTGTATGCATCACAGTAGTACTCATAGGTGACATAGGGTTCATAGGGCATGTTACTCACCTGCCTTTTTGCTCTCCGCTTTCTTTACCGGTTCCTGCTTTGCGACCCGAAGTGAAGCAATCTCTGCTTTCAATGCTTCGTTTTCAGCATATCTTTCAGCCGCTAAGTCCTGCAGCCGCTCAATCTCTTTAACTGCCTTCATGTATTCGCTAAAGGCAATCTTTTTTTTCGGAGAATACTCCCGCACGTTTCCGTCATCATCGTAGATGTCGTAACCATCCTTCAGATAACGCTGCGCTTCCTGCTCGGTATTAATTGAGTATACCTTATTTTCCTTCTTTGCCTTCATCTTACTCACCTGCCTCCACATTGATGATACACGCCTGCTTGAGCTCCTGGTCGAGAGCAAACGTGCCATTATAACGCCTATTCTGGTACAAGTAGTTATCGGCCGTCCTGGAATCATGGCCGGGCGTATATGTGTTGATGTACGCATACTTCACGCGGGATACCTGGGCCTCCGGGTCTACCAGGATGTAGTTAATCTGCTTGCCCGTGGAATCCGCCTTATAGCCTTCTGTGAAGTCATACGCGGTCTTAAAACGCTCCAGCGGTACTGTTCTGATTTCCCCCAGGTCATCCATGGAGTGCACTCGGCGGTCAATTCCGTTGCTGCCCCCATTCACTGCCATCACACGCTGGATGCCCTCCGCATTTTTAAGCGTCTTGCGGTAAGCAGCGGTGCAGAACAGGATACAGCGGGACAGCGGAACTCCCAGGTCCTCAAACACCTCGCAGTTGTCATCAAAGTCTGCCAGTATATTAGACGTTGTGATAGGTGTTGTCCTAATGGTGGCCCCCACCCTGGATGCTTCTGTATACAGTTTAGAAAATGTATAGCAGTCCAGCTCTGGTATAGCCTGCCTTTTCTCAAACCGCGCCTGGATGTTGGCAATCGCAACAATCTGGTTGGTCTCGTCCACGTCCATAGGGTCAACAAAGAACTCTATGTCACGGTCGTGGTCAAGGGACTTGGTCTCAAAATCATTGGAATAATTTCCGCTGTTGTATCCCAACGTGTTGCGGTCATGGTCTTTGTACCCGCTCACGGACAGACGCGGGAGCTTAATATCCTTTGCCCCAATAATCTTGATATCCTCATTGGTGTGATACAACGGGTCCGAAATCAGCTCATGTCCATACATATCAAGGATTCTTGTGTGGAACTGTGTAACATAACTTAATACTGCCATAATTGTCTAACCTCCTATTTTTTCTTTACCCCGAAGATGCGGTCAAGTTCCGTATCCACGGTCTGCTGTGTCTGCTGCCCACTGGCTGCTCCCACCTGGATGAATCCGGTGGAGCCTAATGCCTGGGGGTTCAGCGCCGGCACGTCCTCAAGTACCTTGTTTAGAGCCGCCTTAAGCGCCTCATCGTTGATTTTCCCATCCTGCCCCATGACCTGACTTAAGTCGGCCATCTTAAGGACGTAAGGAATTGTTTTGGCATCAATCCCCAGTGATACTGCCGCCATGGTGGCTGCACTGTCAATCATGGCCTTCTGAGCCACTGCCTGAGCCTGGGTGAGCTGCTGCTGGATTGCACCTACATCTGGCTGCTGGGCCGCCTTCTGCTGCTTAAATGTGGCAATTGCCTGTTCCATTTCTTCCTGGCTGAGCCCCTGCTGCTTGAAGTAGGCTTTCAAGGCCGTGTCCTCCTTAGCGGCCAGAGTTCCTTCCAGCATTTGCTGGATTTTAGCATAATCAATTGCCGGGGATGCCTGCTGTCCTGTTTGAGTTTGTGTCTGCTGCTGATTCTGACCTCCTGCCGGCGGCTCTGCTCCACCTGCGGGCTCAGCAAATAACTGTAAGTTCATACGTTTCATCATCCATACCTCCATTTTAAGGGTGTCACCCTGTAATTTTTATTGCATCCATTGTCATCAGTGTCGCTGGCCACGCAGCAGTTTTAAGCCATGCTCGTGTTTGGGCGTAAAAATAACACCCGGGATAGTCCCGCGTGCTTCACTCATTTCTTCTTTCCATTCCAACACAATATGATAATTGTCAGACAAATGATTGCTGTTATCTGCACTGCCGGCGTTATGTTATCACCCCTTTTCCGTTGCGATATCGCAACAAATAAAATACCACCGGCCGTTACTGACTGGTGGTTTCGTGTTCTTCTACAATTTTTCTCAGCTGCTCTTTCCACTCTTCATAAGTGTACTTTGCTCCGATACAGAATGATATGTCTTTAAGCTGTCCAGTAATCGAATATACTTTGCGACGCAATTCCTGCAATTCCTCATCGTTTCTCATCATATCAACAAACTCTTTCTTAAGCATGAATCAATCATCCTCCTATAATCCCCAGAAAAGCTTTGTGTATATCTGGAAACTCGTCTTTTATGAATCTAACAGTATTATCATCCCCCTGATACAACGCTGAGAAGATATCGGCAAATACCTCCAGTTCTGTGTATCCCGGAACGCTAATATATTGCGAAGCATGAGAAGCCCCACCGACAATTGAATTATCCGTAATGCATCCCATCATGTCGCTGATAAGGTTATTATACTCTAATTCTCCGCCCGGTTCAAACATTTTCCTATATCGTTCTGCGTTTTCCATTAGATGTTTTTCCGCTTCTATGATTGCATTTGAAAACTCTGCATTCATAGGACTCCCAAACTCATTCTGGTCAATTCTGTGCGCCAGCTCATGGAGCATGACTTCTTTGTAATCTTGATATGGATACTGCGGATGTGTCGTATTGATTCTGATTGTATCCGTATCAGGGTCATAAGCAAATGCATGTTCAGACGTTTCATTGAGGACAACAAACTCATCGTTAGTATATTTATCTACCAGGTCAACCATCTTGACTGGAGTATCATCCCGATGCACCTTTATCTCATCTGAGACCGCGTATCTCTTTTCTGCCTCCCCCTCCCATTTTTCAGATTTCTGTTTATACTGCTTCTGATTTTCTGGTGACAACGAATATTCCGCCAATCGTCCATACTTCTCAGACTGTCTTGCCGCATACTGCTGCCAGGCCTCCTGCTTATTGGCCTGACCGACCGCCTCCAGTTCCTTCCTAGTCCAGGTATCGTCTGCAGTGGAGAAGCCAGGGAAGTATGTTGTGTGGCTGTCCTTGCATCTGGGGTGATACAGTCCGGATGCTATGGCCTTACTCATGAGGGGATACGGCCCATCGGATTTCTTTCCGCCGGACCAGACGTCGTCAATCAGGACTTTACCGACAAAGGGCAGACACTTAGGACATGGGTTGCCGCGCTTAGCCATGATGACCGTGGTAATCCCCCATTCCCGCCTTTTCTCCCCCTCGCCCTGTAGGTAAGCCCGCTTGGATGCCGTCCGGATGGCCATGTCGGCATAATCCGCCAGGGTATGACGGGCACCATTGACATACTCCACACAGTTAAGCCCCCGGGAAAGCATGTCCTTGGTAGCCATATCAACGGCTTTCTCGTAGGTGCCGGCGCCGGAATTGGCGTATACCTGGGCATTAAAGATGGCCTTCCGATACTGGTCGTTGGCCATGCGAAGGACGGCTGTTTCTGCCTGCTGCATATCATTGGTGGTTGCCTTAATCAAGGCCTCCAATTTTCGGTCATTGAGCCGGAAAAACTCTGCCGTGACGCCTTGACTGATTTTCTTAGCAGGAAAACCTTTCCGAATGGCATCGAGTATCTTGACTTCCTGCTGCATATTACCGCGCTGCCTGGATATCCGTATCAGTTCCCCCATTTCTTTGTTGAGGTCCTGGAATCGGCCCTTAAAGCGCTTCTGGTTGTCCCTCTTGTACTTCTCCAGGGCTTTCAACTGCTCAGCCTGCCACATGGACCACTCAATGCCTTCTTTGGTCTCTTCGGCCCGGTGCCGGTCCATGTTGCGAATCATGGAGGCAATCAGCTCATCCTCTATGGCTTTGAAGGCGCCGCCGATATCGTACTCTGTCAACGACATCACCTCCCATTTGCATGTACCTTAAACCCTTGCGCCTTAAACTGCCGTGTGAGACTCTTAAGCTGTGTGACGCTGCTACACTTATCACAGCGCAGCTCTGCATATCCCTGCTTTTCAATGGCGTATATCCCGAACGGCACCTGCTCACTTGCCACCTGCAGCAGCCCCTGGTACTCCTTCTGGTTCATCTGGTACAGACGGTTCATTACCTTGACCTTCATCTGCCTTTCCTCCCTCCATGTTCAGTTGGAAACCGCCGGCAGCCTCATTGATTCCGGGTTCCTCCACTTCCGCAATGCCCTGCTCTGCCTTCAGCCGCGCTATCTCCTCTTGTTTCCATGCATCATCCTTGCTGTCCCCATACAGCTCTTCTACCTGGGCCTCAATGCTCATCATGGGGACGCCGGGCCGGGCCTTGGCCAAAGTCTCCACCTGACTCTCAAAGGATGGGTTTGCATACTCACCAAATGGGATGTCCACCTTAACCTCCTCCGCAGCCTTTCCATGCAGGAAGTTATATGCGTTGATGGTTGCCTCCACCAGCTCAGGCAGGGTTTCCTGCAGCGCCTCCACGATGGCGTTCCGGGTATACAGGGTAGCTTTTTCTTTCTCACGCTGAGCCTCAGCATTATCCAGCTTCTTGACATCAATGCCCAAAGTGCTGGGACTTATGACCCCCTGCAGACAAAGGTCCAGAGCTGTACAGTAAGATGCAAGATAACTGTCATGGGGTATTGCCGGCTGCACCACGTTGACCTTGTTATCCGCACTTTCTGACATGTCGTTATCAGAGGCAAAATACTGATTATCAAAAGAATTGGGGCGAATAATCTGCCCGGTCGCTGGGTCGTGCGGTATCAGGCACTCAGGTATGTATGTCTTGGCCCTTCCAGCCCTCAGGGCATCCATCCACTGGGACCAGGCCTCGTCAAAGGCGTCAAAGCTGTCCAGCTTACCATCAAAGATGCTGCCGCCGCGTCCTTCATATTTGGTGGACTCATACACCTGCAAGGGTACTGCCAGGATGACATTATCATCAAACTTCGTGTCCTTGATGCCCTTGGTGTCGTCGATGGCATTGAGGGGTACTGGCACGTCGCCCTTATACAACTCATTATGGATGTAGCCGTATCCATAATGCTCATACAGGATGTACTTCCCGCGGTTCGCCTTATATGGAGTCTTAAACACAACTTCCTTCACCCGGTCCCGGTTCCGGACAATCTCAATTCGCTCCCCTGGATACCATTCAAGAATAGGGTACTCGCTGACAGTCGTATCAATCGTGACCTTAAAGGCTCCATCCCCGATGTACAGGACCTCCTTCAAAGCCTTCTCCATTTTACGAGTGAACTTATTATCTTTTGCAATGTCCTCCCACAGCTGCCGCTGCCGGTCATTATCCGCAAAGTCAAAGTCATTCATATCATCCAGGACAATGCCTGAGAGTATGCGGATAATCAGCCCAGGCAGACCGGTATGTATCTTGCGCATCTCCATACCCGGGGTGCATTTGCTGGCCCAGAACTTATATTTATCCGCATACTCCGGGGCCTGCTGGTACATCTGCTCCAGCTCGTTACCATCGCCACGGTACCATATGCGGTTCCGGATGGCGTTAGCCTCAAAGTCCAGTATCTCGTTAATCTGAATGCAGTTCCCGCTGGCCGGCACCACATTCAGCCAGGTACAAATGCCCCGCTTGATTGTCTCATTCATGTTATTCAGCCACCTCATTTCTTCTCAGCCTCCTCAAATCCAATCAGGTTCCGGTATGGTATCCACGCATACTGATTGGCATTAATGGTATGGTCGTTCCTGTCCTCTGGCTTATCCTTCTCGTCATCCCACGAGTACCGGTCTAACTCGGACAGGTGCTCCGCACAGGTATCCACCACCAGGTAACATCCCTGCTGTATCCAGCCCAGCTGTAGGTTGATACGGTCCAAAATCTCTGGCCGTTTGTAGGAATCATAAAAATTATGCAGGCAGCCTTTAAGCCGCTTGTACTTGCGCAACTCCGTGATGGTCGCCTGGTCCGCATTGTCTATGTACACATCCTTGACAAATCCCCAATCCTTCCGACACTGTTCCAGGAAGGCCACAAACTTGACTGCTGTGTCACTGGGCGCCAGGGGGATGTCAAGCTTGGAATTGTTATAGACTTTTTCGGCCAGGGTGATAAGCTTCCTGTCCTCCGTGATTCCCTGGAATATCATGGCTATGGTATCCGGGGACTTGGAAGAGTAGGATGTGTCCAAAGCCGCCGTGAACTTTTTGAATTTCAGTGCCTTGGCCTGCTGGACTGTGATGACATGCTTAGACCGCTCAAAGTTGGAGAATATCAGTCCGGTTGCCTTACCACGCAGTCCCTGAATCTTATTCTTCCAGATTTTCGTCCCTTTCGGGGTATTGGTCATTATCTGTTCCAGTTTTTCCTTGCTCAGGCCCAGGTTATGGACAAAAGAAAAGAACCAATGTACCCAACCGGGTTTTGGTTCTTCCTGTAATTCGTCCATTATCTCTTTTGGCGTCTCATCCGCCCATTCCGGCAGCGGCCTGGAACAGTTGATATACTCCTTGTAGACATCCAGGCCAGGGTCATCCGGATTGAGCGTGGCCATCAGGTAATCACTCCGCATGGCGGCCTCACGCACAAACTCTATGTCGGCCGTGTTAATCTCATCAATGTACAGGCATCCGTACTGGCCGCCCAAGGCATCCTTCCACTTGCGCTTGTTGCCATAGCCGACAACAAAGATTATCTTATCGCCGCCGGATGTGTGGAAGAGGATGTGGGGCATGTTATAACCACCTCCGCCGTTACCTTTGTACTCCACCAGTACGCCGAAGTCATCCAGGATACCCAGGTCCTTCTGGATGATATTTTTCTCTGCGGCGCCGGTGTCATCCGCTGCCAGGATGTGAAGCTTTTTGGGTGACTCCGCCACTTTGAGCATGAACTTGAACAGGCCTACCGTGGTCTTTCCGGCTGCCGTGGTACCCTCCAGGAACTCCACCGGCGCATCACAATGCAGGAACGCCTTGTACTTATCTGATAGTAATAATCTCTCTGCACTCATTGGCCACCACCGCGCATCTGCTGGAGCAAGTCATCCAGCTTGGTCTTTTCGGTATCCAGGCCACCAGACAGCTCCATCTTGTCCTTAAACATCCCCAGATGGCGTCCCAGGAGCTCCAAGGCTCTTAACCTGTCATAGGTTTCCACATTTATTCCAAACTTTGTTTCCTTGATTGCGGAGATAGCCGCCCGTTTTTCTTCTGTCAGTTCCGCTGTCGGGATTATCCTGACCACATCCCTTGTCCGCACCTGGCCAGTATCGGGATCCACCACATAAGAGTTATTACGGATGACCGGCTCTCGCACAACCTGTGCAAAATCGGTTCCGTTTACGCTGGCAATCTTGCGCAGTTCCTCCAATACCCAGTCCTGCGTAATCTCAGTACGCTTCTCCCGTTCTTTCATGCGCTCTTGTATATATTCCGCAACCTTAGCATTTCTTAGCATCCTGCTTCCGTTGACTGCTGCCGTATCA